CGTTTAGTGCCAGAATTTTCAATTTCTAGAGATAGATAATGGCTAGTGTTTATTGTATAATATTTAAACCAGAAGAAACTTGGAGATTATTTACTAACCAAGTTTTTATGACAGAAGATGAAGCATTAGATTTTGGTAAACGTAGTAATATTAAATATAAAAGAAAGAAAATAGACTGGAAAGTAGCTGACGCTGCCGAATGGTTTTAATTATGATTAGATTTATAGAAATAACACAAGATCATATAAGAGAAGGCTTACCTCAAAATTGTGAATGTTGTCCTGTAGCTTTAGCTATGCGTGGTGAATACAAAACTACAGAAGTTACTGTTGATGATCATACAATTTTAATTAATAAAAAAGAAATAAAGATTGATCCAGATCAAATAGATATTTTTACTGATTGGATAAATAAATATGACCAATGTGCTTATGATGAAGACGGTGATATTGAAGAATATGCACCAGAACCATTTACATTAAGAATAATTGAAGAAGTAAATCAACAATAGTTAGCCCCTACTGAGAGTAGAAGCTAACGCTATGAAAGAAAGAGGTGTTATGAATAACTTAGCTACTAACAGAGATCCAAACAATACTCTACGCACAATAGATTCTAGTGCGTATTTTGATGTAGAACGTAAACAGTTAGCATATATTGCAGAAACTAATAATGATTTTGATGATGTTTACGAAAATGTAAACAGATATGCTTTTATAAGAAAAGATACTGGTCAATTACTAGGTATTCATTCTGAAGATTATATAGTTAGACCTTATGCTGATTTAGCAGAAAAAGTTAACGATGTAATTGTAGAGTCTGTACCAGATTATGAGAAATATACTATTACACCTGAAGACAAAGTTCTTGAAGGTGGTAAAAAGTATATTAGAACTATTAACTTCTGGGATGATAAAATCAAACTAGAAAATTATGGTGCTAGTGGTATGCATATTAAAGGTACTGAAGAAGCTATCGTACCTCAACTTAGAATTTACTCATCGATGGATGGTAGATGGGGACAACAAATTATGTGGTCTTCAGTATATGTTGTTTGTTTAAATGGAATGGTAAGACCAGATTGGTCATTTACTGTTTATAATAAACACAACGCAAGAACTGACATATCATTTACTCAAAATGATTTCAAAATGGGTATAACAGCTCACAATGAATTGGGAGATGATTTATTTAAAATGATGCAAAGAAAGGTTACAGACAATGACGCAACACACTTATTTAGAAAAACTTTGGCAAATAAGCAAACGAAGCTTGATATTGATGACAGTAGTATTCTTATCCTTAAGCATTTGGATGACTTATGGACTTCGTATAGTCGCAAGTACGGTTCTACAGTTTTTGCAATTTACCAAGCAGCGACTGACTGGGCAACCCACCCAATCACTAGAGGAGCAGTTCACAACGTATCAAGAAAAAGAGAAAAACAAGTAGCATCTATGATGCAATCTCCACAATGGGAAGGAATGGTTAGTTAATATGAAAATAGAAGATGATTTAATTTACTTAGCAGAAACTGATGAAATTTATGCAAAGTTAAATGCTGAAACAAAAAGATCAGAAGATAGTTTAAAACATGCAAAAGGTAGTTTTATATCTGTATCTCAATCTTCTGTTTCTAAAGCTGAAAATGAATATTACGCATCTGCACAATATTTAGAACATATAGATTTACTTAAACAAAGTAATGAAGCATTATATAGTTTAAGAAATAAACGTGCTACTGCAATTCTTCGAATAGATGTTTGGAGAACATTAGAAGCATCAAGACGTAAAGGAAATATATAATGACAGACACTAAACATAAATGTACTGGATGGGCTATTGTATCTACTATAGAAAGACCAGATGGAACTTGGTTTGATAAAACTATTACAGAAATTCCAGATGATGTTTCTCAACCAATAGATGATTGGTTAACTGATTATATGAAAGAAGAATATGAATAAAATACAAATTGCACAAGCTGCTCTTAATGCTCCTATGTATAGAGATTTAACTGAACGTGAAATACTTATATATCAAGCAGGTTATAAGAATGGTTTTGCTATTGGCAAATCAGATAAAAATATAACTACAACTAAAATAGAATACAAACACAATACTGCTACTCTACCAGTAAACAACGCAGAAGTATTTGCTAAAATTGTTAAAGTAGTTTGTTATTATTATCAAGTTCCTACAAAAGAAATTTATGGAAAATCTAGAGAAGGATATTTAATACCTCCTAGATCTATGATTATAAATCTGGCTAGAGAATGTACTACATTATCATATCCAGAATTAGGTCATTATTTAAACAAGGATCATACAACTTTATTATATCATGTAAAATGTAGATTAACTTTTAAAGGTATCTTCAAACATGATAGCAATCATAATGTATTTGCTTACTTAAAAAGCGATATATTAGCTGTAAAACCTTGATATTACTGAATTTTTGAGCATCAGAGTTATCTGTTTAAGTCTTAAAATAGCTAGACATGGCCTTAATAATTAAGCTCTAGCGATGCCGAACGCTTGTTGAGTGCGTACAACCAGAACGGAAACATTTATGTTGCAGTACGCACAATCAAAAATTGACAAGACATTTTATGTCTGCCCTACTTAGTTAGGAGCATTTTTTGAGTGTGTACTCTTTTCTATCGGACTTGTCGAGATTAGGGTACACACAATAAGTACACTATTGACATTGTGCGTTTTATGATTATTGTTATTTTACGTTTAAATTAACAAAAAAGTAAAGGGTAAAATGTCCAATGAAGCTTTAGGAATATTTCACAATACAATTATTCCACAATTTGTAGCACGAAGAAAAGCATTATTTATTTCACAATTAGAAATGGATGAAATTGTAGGAGTTGCCAAAGGTTTAGTTTCTAAATGGGAATGTGGAATAAGAAAACCAAGTGGTTATTTATTCTGCGTATGGGCTGATGCTCTTGGAATGGAAATTAACTTAACAGAAAAGGTAAGAAATGACAATTAATCCAGACTTAAATCAAGCTGATGTAACTGATGATCCAATTGTAAATGAAGTTATTAAATTAACTCTTGATAGACATATGCAAGGTATGCATAAATTTGGTAAAACTATGGCTTCTAATGATAGACCATTAGACCAATGGATAGCAGAAACAACTGAAGAACTATTAGATGCTGTTCACTATTTAGTTAAAGCTAAAACTCAGATAGATCAATTTAAAATAAAACAAAAAGAATTAGAAGCTAAAGTTGCAGCTTTTATTACACCACCATTTGAGAAAGAGAATGATGTTGAACTACAAAAAGAAGACTAATATAGATTATTCTGCTCCACATAATAGGCAGATGTATTTTCGTATGAGGTTATTAAGATTCTATAAAAAAATAGAATCCGATGATGATATATATGTACGTACAGCTAAAATGATTTTAAGTGGTACATTACCATATCGTCATATGAATCAAATAGAAAAACTGAGGAGAGAACATGAAACTAGACAAAAAGAAAAGTATAGTAAGATTGAGAAGAAAGGTGCGACATCTATCGAATATCAAATTAGAAAAGTTGTTAATAGTTTTAGCAGCAAGATATAATAATAAATCTTTAGACGAAGATGTTGAACATTATTTTAAAGTAGGAGGAAGTATATGACAGAACAACAACAAAATAAAGTTATAGCCACTTGGGATTTGTGGTCTAAAAAAATTAAACAAAATTCCAAGAATTGGGATGAGAAGCAAGAGCTAATGATGGCTGTAATAGAAACAATGATAGAGAAAGGGTTACATGAAGAACAACCAAATAATAAACGGAAAAGAATTTGATCGTAACACAGGATTAGGTGGATCAGATGCAACAAGAATATACGAAGGCGATTGGCATCAATTGTGGTCTGAAAAAACTGGCAAAAGTCAATACCCAGATTTGTCAGATGTGTTACCAGTACAAATGGGAATACATACAGAACCATTTAATATACAATGGTTTGAAAAACAATCTGAGATGAAAGTCAGAGGAAACAATGAACACTTTGTTCACAAAGATTATGAACATTTATACTCTCACCCAGATGGTATAATTGATAGTGCTAACGCATTGTTAGAGTGTAAACATACTAATGCTTTTAGTAATGCAAAGAAAGTAGCAGATAAATACAAAGCACAATTACAACACAATATGATGGTATGTGGTTATAATAAGCTATATATATCAGCGTTTTTTGGCAATTTAAAGTATGAAGTTATTGAAGTTGACGAAGACAAAGAATTTCAAGAACAATTACTAAGTGCTGAATTAGTATTCTGGCATTATGTTCAAGCCGATAAAGAACCACCAGAATATATTGACTTTAGTAACTTTAATAAAAAGGAATGGCATGAAGGAAGAACGATTATACCCATACTCTCCAGGTCATAGAGAAGTAGAAACTTCTATAGAAGCTGCTGAAGCTATTAAAGAAGGTGTTGAAACTATTAGGAATAAAGTTTTTAATGTTATTCTTAATAAAGGAAATTTTGGTGCTACTGCAGATGAAGTTGCTGAGTTGTTAAACTTTAGTCCATTTACAGTTAGACCAAGAGTGACAGAGTTATTCAAGCTTGATAAAATTGAACGTAAAGATAAACGTAAAAATCTTAGTCAGAAATCTGCATATGTTTATGTAGTTAGTAAGGCTTATGTTAATAATCAATATACAACAAAAGGAATATGATGAGAATAGGTAAAGATGAAAACTATACAATATGGGATCAAGCTAAAAGTACAGATCCTAAGTGGACAAAACCATTTCCAAAATTTGGAAAAACATTAACTACTATAGATCCAATGTCGCAAATTATGTGCATGACAGGATTGTTTGGCCCAGTTGGTAAAGGTTGGAGATTTGTAAATGCTTTTACATACACAGATCAAAATGTGTTTGCAGAAGTTAAAGTACAATGGAAAGACAATGATACTTGGTATTCATATGGCCCAATAGCTAGTGTGTGTGCTTTATACAAAAAAGCAGGTACGTTAGATGATGAAGCTCCTAAGAAAGCAGCGACAGATGCATTGACTAAAGCATTTAGTTATTTAGGTCTTAATGCTGATGTGTTTCTTGGTATGTTTGATAGTAATAAATATGTTTCAGAAATGAAATCAAAATTCAGTTCAAATGGATCTGCTGATAATGTAAAAGTAATAGATCCTAAAAATCTAAGAGAGGTAAAAAATGATCAATAAAGTAATTTTAGTAGGAAGACTAGGTGCTGAACCAGAGTTAAAGCAAACTAAAAAAGGTGATACCTTTGCAAATATGTCTATTGCAACTAATAAAAAAATTAAAGATGAAGAAAAAACAACTTGGCATAAAGTTGTAGTCTTTGATCCTAGATTAGCAGAGATGGTTGGTAAGTATGTTAAGTCTGGTACTCAAATTTATCTTGAAGGTGAAATTGAAACTAGAACTTATGAAGATTCTGGTGGACAAAAAAGATATGTAACAGAAATAATTGTTCCAAGATTTAGTGGAGTAATTAGAATGTTAAGTTCAAAGAAAGATAATGAACCTGCTGCATCAGCCCCTGCACCTAAAGCAGATGTTTGGGATGATGACAAACCACAGTTTTAAATATTAAAGAATTTAGAAGGTTTCCATAATGTGTCGTCCCCTTCTAGATGCTAGTAGTTCATTACTAGCTCCTGTTAAAGTAAATGTTTATTGTGAACAAATCAATATTTGTATTTAGCTATTAATATAAATAAGTTTGTGAGTGCAAAGGGCTTACCCTTAAGACACATAATCTATCCACGAGTTAGCAGCTATCGCAGGTCGTGTCACAGCAATAAGCATTTACTTTTTTTTATTAAAGTAATCAATGACATTAGTGTGCTTTGGGGAGTTGACCTTTAATAGCCCTCACACCCTCTAAGAGAAGCATTAAACATATTATGACAGATGGGTAGTATTACGCCTTCTTAGGCTTTCTACGTTCAGATATAGGCTTTTTAGAGCCTGTTTCTTCAAACTGTTCTTCATGTGGAGTGTTATTTAGTAATTTTTGCATAAACTCCCTTTCATTCTTGTAAGTTTTATCGTCTGCTTTATCTTTATCCATTAGCTAAGAGGATTTGCACTACTTAATTTTAATTCTTGTAATTGTAATTTAAGAACTTCTATTTCTTTTTTTAAAATTGCTATGTCAGTATGACTATGTGTATTATCTACACTTTCTAATGCTTTAACTTTTTCTTTAAGTACAGCAACTATAGATAAATCAATTGTTTTAGATGCGTTTTCTAGTACATCTATTTTAGTCATAATTTCACCATACTTTATAAATCCTGCTCCAATACTTCCAATGAGTCCAATAATAATTACAATGTTTGTTAAATTCTTTTTAATATTATCAACCATTTTTTAACTCCTGTATTTCTAACAATAATATATTTTGTTTATATTTATTATCGTTAAGTTTTTTTAATTTAATTTCCATTATATCGTTATCAATATATTTAACTAGATCAACATTTTTATATATAGATCTATTATCAAATATTTCAATTTGGTTTAAGTATATGTCTTTAGGTACATAAAATACTATATTATTATAAGCAACTAATGAATCTTGATCGTTTTGCATAGCATCTAATTTAATTATGTTTTTAATAACTAAGTTCTTTGCATGGTCTTTTACTTGTGCATCTACTTTAGCCATAATTTTATCTATCTTAGGTTTCTTATTAACTTTAGTAGCAACTTTAGTTTTAACTTTTTCCTTTGATTCTTTTTTTGCTACTTCCTTTGTAGGTTTTTCTTCTTGCTCTACAACTTTTTTAGGCATTTCTTCTTT